AAACTTAATTGCTGCGTTGATAATGAAAGCCCGTTTGCCGTTCCTATTGTTACAGCATCGTGAACTGCGCTAAATGTCAGTCCGGCTTGCATATATGCTTTTAATACGGAAATATCCATTCTCTTTAATGTACCGCCGTCTGATACCATTAATTCATCCGTTGAAAGCAATCCAGTGGTCAAAGCTGTTAAGCCCGAAATTAACGCTGTGTTTAAATTTGCAGCAACGACACCACCTGTTTTAATTTCAACCGCCCCTCCAGTTACCAAAAAATTTGCAGTGGCAAAAGACGCAATTCCTTTTAAAGTGTCAGTGGCATATACCAAAGTAACATACGCTTTTTCAGCAGACAACAATACCGCAAAATTTAACCCGCTGGAAGTAAAGCCGATTTTAATCCCGCCTCGAACCGTTGACGTTGCCGCTGGTAACGAATAATCGTTATAGTAAGTATCAAATAATGCTTTTAAAACAGAAATGTCCATCCGTTTCAATGTACCATTATCGTTTACCATCAATTCATCCGTACTTACCAATCCTGTTGTCAAAGCTGTAAGCCCTGTAATCAAGACAGAAACATCCATTTTCTTTAAAACGCCGCCATCCGATACCATTAATTCATCCGTACTCGCCAAACCAGCGGTTAAAGCTGTTTGACCAGAAATAACATCGTCGTTTAAATTTGAGAATATTATCCCACCAGTTTTAATTGCAACCGCCCCGCTGGAAACAACAAAATAATCTGCATGAAACGTTGCTATCCCTCTTACTAAATCAGTCGCAGTAGGTATAATTACGTGTGCCTTTTCACTGGTTAGCACCAAAGCAAAATCATTCGCTGAAGGTGAATAGCCTATTTTAATCCCTCCCCTAATGGTACTAGTTGCTAATGGCAAAATGTATGCCGTTGGCTTATTCAGGATTTCAGCTATACCGGTCACAGCGTCCCAATCTGAATTTACTTGCAATGGTTGTTTTAGATTTCCCCATAGCATACTCCCATAACGTACACCACTTACCGGGGCTGAAATGTACCCTAATTTGTATTTTAAATATCCTGTCGCAATATCCAACTTGATTTCTTTGTGGTCCTCGAAAACTTCAATCACACAAACTGTACTCCCTGTGGACATTGTAAGCTTTGCATAAATCCAATATCCGTTTGAAGTTGCCAGGGTAAAAGGGGTTTCTGAAATTACCCATGTACGTGTCGGGTCGTAATCTCCCGCCGCGTCTTTTATTTCCTGAATTGCCCACCTGTTTGTTGTATTGTCTGCAAAGTTGTGCATCACCAAATGACCAGCTGATATTATAATATCGTCTTCATCCCCTGCGACATTTACTTCCACCAGTGCATTCTTGATACTGATTTGGGGCATCCCAGAATCATAAGACATCATCCGTGGGTCGATGGATTCGTTCCTTACCACCCTGTCCGCTCCAAGAAGATCATCGTTAGGTTCTAAAATCCTGTTTTTTAATTCACCTGTCGTTTCAGCACTTTTGCTTGATTTTTCAACCGTGTTTTGTTTAGTATCACCAATTGCCCTTTCAGTACTTTTTACACGCGTGTCCAAATCATGTATCGAACCTTCAACCGCTTTTGGCGAAAACATCAATTCGTATTCCCCTGTGTAACCTTTGTACCGCAAAGCACTAATCCGAAACAACCCATTAATACCATAATCAGAATCAATCAGCGTAACCCTGTCACCGACTTCAAAATACAAATCATTGTCAATAACGTGAACCGGGTCCACTGTACATTTGTAAGTAAATTGTGGAGTACTTTGTGCCGTCAAATATGCTGTTGCAGCCGCCTCTAATGCTGTCTCTGCCGTGGAAATATAACTAGCTGGCTGGTCAATGTCAACCAAGGTATAATCATCTCCTATCGCAATTTGAGAATCAGTATTTGGGAACTGTTCTCCCCGTTCATTCTTTTGGGTAATAATATATATAAACTGATTAGCATGGTCGTACTTCCATATCTCGAATTCATATCCTGCTAAATTACCGCTTTTCATTCTTATTTTAGCGGGTACACCTTCTAGTAAATAATCATTCAAATCAAAATCCAATGACGGCGTGGCATTGTACAAAGTAGTGTCCTCTATCCTATAAATGCCATTTGCATACGACTGTTTTTGTTTGTCGGTTAAATCGTCCGGTAAAACTTGATAGTATGCTGTAACCGTGGAAGTCCTTTGTGGAAACTCCTCATCAAAAAAAACAATTTTCTCTTTTAATCCATACGAGGCAATATTATTTTCCAACGGGTTATTTGCAAATGATAACCTTTTTAATCCAGAACGATAATCCGGGCGCAAATTTTTATCAGCTCCAAAAGCAAATAACCGGGTGCAAAATTCATCTTCGATACGTTCGCTCCTTTGTAATTCATATTGCCCGTTACCACTTCCGTATTCCAATGTAACCCCGATGGTATTTGCAACCTCTTCCGCGACGTTTATTAAATATTTATATGCTGGTATTTGATGAACAAATTCGTATTCCAATTCATACTCTTTTGCCATTCTCCTCAAAACTTCCAAACAGTTTTCATCGCTAAATTTATGGTTTCGCTTTTCCGTGGAAACTACAGTCCCTTTTACAAATTTTGAGAACGTCCTGGTATTGTTTGTAATTATCAAATCAACAACCGTTTCAAAATCTGCATACAAATAAAAATCTCCCTCCCCTCCAAACAAAAAAGCCGTTACGGCTAAATAATTAAATTGATGGTTAAATTTAAGTGTATATAAATACTTGTTAGTACTTTTTTTCGTAAACGATGGTTCGGTTTCCAGGATGAACCTGTCAAAACCGTTTCCATCATATAACAGTTGAATAAAATCTCCGTACCGTATATCAATAACATCATTGGATTCGAAAGACATTGTCAATGACATTTTACCCTGTAAAGACTTTTGGATCTGTAAGTCCTTACATTGAACCGTTGCAATTACATTCAAAGAAGTTGTACGGACAATATTCACCAAGTCATAATCACCGTCCCCAGCCACTGTCAAATTTATGATAAATGTCGCAACTTGCTTATCGTCTGCATAACCTGTGATCCGTTTTGCGATAACTTTTGTTTTCAAAAAACATTCTATTGGAGTTGTAATATAATCGCATGATAATTCCCTTAATCCTGTCGCACTGATAGCCGCCCAAAATGCTGCAACCTGTGTGTCCAAGTCGTCAATATCCCCGGCAACTATGTAACATGATAGCCTAATTGAACGTTCTTTATTTTTGTAATCTGCAACCGTGGCGGAAAATTCCAGACCGTCTTCATCCAACCAGTTATGTTTAGGAATTACAATCTTAGGTAAATCCAACACCCCGGTTGCTTTCGAGACTGAAACCCCGTAATCTTCAAATGCTATGCTATCTAATTTCCAGTTCATTTAATTTGTGATTGAAAATTTAACTTTTACTACCAAACTGTTTACTTCAACTTTTGCCCCGTTCGTTACAAACCCTGTGACTGTTTTTGAATAGTTTAAAAACACGTAAGCCCTTTCAACTGATATTCTCACTAACAAAGCATCTATGCCTATCTTTACAGCCGTATATGAAGTAAATTCCCCAACCAATACAACACTTACATTTTCCCCTGTGAAAACTATGTCTTCTGCTTCAACCGCTGGTTCCTTTAAAATCCTTTTCCGGGCCTGTCGATTGTACAAGCCTGAAACTTCGCTCAAAAAGAATCCGTACGTAGAAATATTTGTGCCTCCTATTGTCATAATCTTTCTTCAATTAAAGCCGCTGTCAGTGATACTGCTTTCTCAATCTCTTCCAACCTATATAAATGCGCTGTATTGCCTGCAATATCTTGCTGTAAGCCTAGCATTTCATCGTAAAATTCTGTCTGCTTTTCAAACGTTGTGTCCATATTTGACAGGCTCACCCGCATGGCTGTAAATTGCCCGGCAATCAAACCCGCTGTCTCTTCTGTTATCCCTCGAATAGCACCTTCCAATCCTGACTGTTCAATTTGTTCAGCATCTTCAAATATTGGTGAAACCGCATCGTACGCGTTTTCTGTCTGCTCAATCGCCATACGGTACAAATCTTTTAAGTTATCAATTTCATCTGGAGAAAGCTCTCCGTCCGCCATTGCTAAATTAAACTCTTTCATGAATTCAACTAAAAATTTATCGTTTAATGCAGCTATTATGCTTTGCGACAAAGACTTTCGTAACAGTACACCAAAATTATCTGTCCAATCCCCAAGCTCACCACCTGCCAGTTCCAACCCGTCTTTTACACCCGTGAAAATACTGTCAGCAACCGTTCCTGTGTCAAACCCCAACCTACGAAATGATGCTTCTTCCCTTAATTGGTTTAATTGGTTGTTCCACTCTATAAATTCGTTCATCGCCTCTTCTTGTCCTTCGCTCAACCCCCCTTGTATTTCTGCAACGCTTTGATACCATCCAAGAATGAATTCAAGATCCGTCTGGCCAAAAGTCCCGAATATTGCTTTTCCATCAACGAATTCCCTTATTTTTGAGTTCAATCCATCCATCAAAATATTTGCTTGTTTAAACCATGAGTTGGAATCAAGCGAATCCAAAGAACTACCAATTACACTCATCAATCGTACCGTGGTATATAAATCTTCATTTATTTCTTTAATCTCATTATCGATGGTAAACATGCTAATCAAATTGCCAATCAAACTAATACCGGAAGTAATCGCTCCTAAAGGATCTTTACCTATGTTCTCAATCATAGTTAACGCGTTGTGCGCTATATCTGCCATGCTTCCAAGTGATTCGCTCAACCCTGCATTTAAGTCTTTTGTGGCAAAACTCAAAGCACCTAAAATTTCCGCCCCTTCATAAAGCACTTTTGAAGTATCTTCAATTAGTTGTTTTTGTTTTTGTATCGCTTGAAGTTTTTTATCCTCAATCGTCAACTGTTTGACCTGCTCTTTGGTCAAAGTTTTCATCGTTTTCAATTGCCCTTTTACCTCTCCACCAATTGTACCTTTTTCGAGTTTTCTACCTACCATCGGTGTCAAATCGATTTCATTCCCTTTTAAGGTTTTCCGTAAAGCAGTGTTTATTTTGAGGTCCCAGTCATTTATGAACTCTTCTTCGTTTGCTATTTTGGCACTCAAATGAATATCCAGTTCAACATCCTTTCCCATTTGTTCCTGTAACGCCTTTATTTCATTTTCAGCATCAATCCGGCTTTTCGGTTCATCAACACTGCTGCCGCCGCCGAAAGTTTTACTTCCTGGTTGCAACGCCCGGATTGACTCATTTATTGCCTCCTTATATCCAACCATCCGCGTAAAGTCCTTGAGAATAGTCGCACTTAATTCTTTGCTATTTTTATCCTGACGATCAGATAATGATAAAAATTCATTGTAGGCTTTATCAATTTCCTTCTTAATGGCTGCCTTATCAATTTTCAATTCATCTACAGATTTCCCTTTTAACGTGCCCTTATATAAATCTTTTGAATAAATTTCCTGTAAATCTTCATTTATCCCCTCATCCGATGTAAATAATGCCTGAGCAAAGCCCCCCAATCCCTTTGCCCCAATCCCTTTTAGCACTCTCCACCTATCCATAAACCCGTCAATCCCGTCATTTGTCGCCGCAAATAAATCAACATCTCCGATATGGGTCATCATAATATTCATTATATCCGCAACCCCGATGGATGCAACTTTTAAATTACTACCAAAAGTTTTTAATGACCTGTTCCATTTATTGTGGGTAACTGCCCAAATATTGTCAGCTTCCAACATCATTGTTTCATACGCTGTCGCAGCCGCCCCGCTGGCATTGTACATTGCTGCCAAATCTTCCGCTGCCATTTTTGCTTTGTCACCTGTTAAGGCTAAAACTGCATTCATACCTTCGACACGTCCCATCATTTTTTGGAGCTTGATATCCGAACCACCAGCCATGTCACGGACTTTTGCAAAACCCTCTTGCAACGACATTGTACCGGCCCATCCGTCACCTAAATTTTCGTTCATAGCAATCAACGCACCCCTGATTTGGGTAATTGCCATTGCGGTCGGTGTACCTTGTTTTGTGATTGTTGCTATCGCTGCAGAAATTTCTTCAAACGGCACTCCTAAAGATGCCGCAAAAGGTGCGACTTGTGCAATGGAAGATGAAAGTTCCCCGAATGTTGTTTTCCCTAATTTTACAGTCTGGAACATAACATCGGAAACCCCGGTTGCTTTTTCCGTAGCCAATCCCCACGCATTCAATACTGTGGTCAAACCGTCTGCCGCTGTTTTTGTATCGCTAATACCAGCTATCGCCGCCCGGCTCGAAACTGCCAATAATTCCAACCCTTCTGCACCGTCTTTCCCCGCTGATACGATTTGATAATATGCCTCTGCCAATCCCTTTGCATCGTCAATTGCTTCGTTTGCCGCGATGTTAATAATTGCGTCACCTATCCCATCAAAGTCTGCCTGTGTAGCTTCTGAAATGGTCTGCACTTCCCGCATCGCTTTTGAGAAATCGTTCGAAAACGAATAAGCGTCTTTTGTGATTTTTGCAAACATAGCCCCGGCTGCCAATCCAACCCCGGCTGCTCCCATTCCTAAACTTCCAAAAGGTGAAATTTTAGAAATACTTTGACCTAATCCACCGACAATTGCTTTTGCTTTTACCGCTCCTGCTTTCAGTGGTCCCGTGTTAAGGTCTGCTATGAAATTTAATCTTTTACCCCCGGTTGCTGCCATGATTTTTTTTGCCATGATGCCGCCCGTGCATTATTGAGAATGCTTTAAGTTCGGACGTGCTGATTTCCTTTTTCTCTTTACTTTTTTCAGGAATATACCTCGACGATAACATAATTATCATAAGGCTACGATATGGGATTTTCCAAAGGATTTCTTCCAATGGGAGCGATGTATTTCGAAGTGCGATCCCGATTATTCTGGCGGAACTTCTGAAGTTTTCTCTGCTACCAGTTTCTTCGTCGTCCATCTGATAGCGGACGTAAAATTTACGATGTTGGTTTGCTCAAAAATAAAGTAGAAAATCTCTGTCGCCTGAACGGTTGTCAAGTTCTTTCTTATGAACTTTTTCAACTTCTTTGGCGGGGTATTTTCCGGCTTACAATTCAAAGCATACGCAATCACATCAGTAACATGCTTTTCGTTTTTTAAGAAAAACTCCGACAAATCCTTTATTGTGTCAAAACTCGGTTCATCGATTTCGGCTAAACTTGAAGTAATTTGCAGTACCACACCGTAGGGCAAAGGTTGAATGTCTATGGTGCGAACTCTATCTTTAAACCCAAACTTTTTCCAAAACCAGTGAATAGGTTCTGTTATCGTTACAGGTTCACTTTTTCCAAGTAATACTTGCCTCTCTTTTTTGTCTATATCCATAATAAATAAAAGCCGGGACGTTAAATCCCGACTTAATTAAGCTTTATCAAGTAAATCCCATGAATCCCAAGGTTCTAACAAAACACCTGACGCGTTAATCGGTGTCAAGGCTTCAAACTTACAATCCAATTCGACTTTCCCTTGCGCATCCTGAGTGGGGTTTCCCATTAAACCCGCTGTCATCAAACCGTAAGGAATTTCCATGTAAAACTGTGTACTCCCTACTTGGTGCGCCGTCATAGCTAAACTTTTATAAAGAGCTTGCCGTGTTATGGCATGGCTGTATTTTGTTGGAAGTGTATCGGCTGTCGCCCCACCCATTAAAAGAACAAATAAATCATTCCTCAACTGTTCTAATTTGAACGTAATTACCAAACCTTCACTTCTCCCCGGTACTGCCACACTTGCCGCATTCGCCCCGTCCCTCCATTCTTTGATAATTTCCGCCGTTGGCAGACTTACATTAAATGATTGTGACACGAGATAATCCGCATAAATATCATGTGTATTAGGTGTAATTGTACCCATTGCACCAGCCGTCCCTATGGCTGTAATCGCTAATTTTTCTAAACTTTTAAAAAACATAATTTCTATTTTTCAATCCAACATGTAGTCCTAATTGAGTAATATGAATATCCCTGTCGTTTTGGGTCATGGTAAATTCCATCTGCCCAAACAAGTTTTATATGAAAATATTCATTTCCAGTTACCGACTTAACTGTAACTTTCTGTCCAGCATCATTTTTGCCGTATTGCACAAAAGCCTCTTTATGGGAATCATAATTGGTAAGTACTGCTTCCAGTTCAGATATTAAATACCTGAACCTCCTTACATCACTTGAACCTTTTACATCGACAATTATTAGATTGACCGTTACGTCTGCGGTGTCAACCACATCGTGAATTGCTGACATTCCTGGACTGGTAATCAAGACAAATTCTTTCCCCGGCGTGCTAATATCCGGGTCGGTGTAAATACCTTCTACACTGTCCGCAAAACCGCTTTCAGTTAAGATTTGAAATACCCTGTCTATAAAATCAATTACCGTTTTCATATCTCTGCAAATAATCTTTCTAATAATTTTTCCGTCTCTGGTATCGACTGTGAAATAACACTCTTCCCTTGCATAGCCTCAACGTATATCCCATACTGCATCCCTGCCAGCCCTACCAATCCAATGCCATTGATTTGTGTTATCAATGGTTTTTTCCCAGCGTCGGTTTCTGCTTTCCATTTTTCCATCCCTCCGAGGCCGCCAAAATTCTCTTTTAGGGCTTTACCCCCTTTCACAACGCTGTAACCGATAGAATTTCTAAGGTTTTGAGTATCATTGATGAACTTAGCATTTACACGTGCATGTTCAAAAAAGAACGTACCAGCATAATCAAATGCCTCCAGTGCCTGTTCTTCAACATCACCTTCGAAACCATCGATGTAATCAAACACCGCCCCTAAATTTGTTATGCCAGTGATACCCATATCTTCATTCCATTTTGTCCAATTATAGATAACAATATTTCGTATTCCTTTTCATCGGAATAATCATAAATAGTCATCCCAATTGCTACGTCAAAATCCAATACTTTGCAATGGATTACGTGTGTCGCTTTTGTCAAATCCCCTTCCATATCTTTAAATGAAGTGATTTTCCTTATTCTCCCATTGAAAATAAACGCGTCTCTCGTCTGGTCATCTTCATAAACATAATCACTCCCCTCACGGGTTTCAATTACATTCGTTATATGGAATTTATCAGGATATCTCATTACCAAACTTTTCTGCTGCGGATTGTCCCCTGTGAACTGTTCCCATCAGCATATTTTTTGTAAATGATTTGAGCGGAAGCCATGATACTCTCACGGCTCAAATTTTCGCTCAAATCATCCTCTGTAAAATCAGGCATGTTCACCAAAGCAACCAAACAATCTGCAATCACCAAATCAGTCAACCGTTTCACTGACAAACTGTATTCATTGTCACTGTCCAGACCCCTGTCAATGCAACTTTTTTGAATAGTTGTTGCACTTAACTTACCCAGTCCGGGATATTCCGTAATGACTTTTAGTACATGCATTATGACCAGCTTGTATCGTCCGTTTTCAAAATATAAACCTGTTCAACATCATTGAACACTGGGAAAGCGTTTGCCTGAGCTTTTGTAAATTCCCCAAATGGATCTAATACTGCCCATTTCGAGGTAAACACATGACCTACTTTTGCCACTGTTGCAACCTTTTGAATTTCAGGCGAACCCTCTTCTGCTATTGGAGCGTGTAATACATTTCCAACTATTTTGTCAGGTAAAAAGGTTACATAACCAGCTTTCCACGGTGCTAAACTTGAAAGTACGTGTGCTGAAGTCTCATGCCTTACTGAACTTTGAACAATGCTAATAGTTGGCAACCCTTCCGAAGTCAACATATTATTTATTCCTTCAATTCCCGGTACGGCAATCCTTCCGGTTGTTACACCTTGATAAAACGCGTAAGCATCCTTCGCCTCTGTTGTAGCTATTAATTTTGCCCACTGAGCTTTATCCATGATAACATGGTTGCAAATATGCCCTGCGTCTTCAATATCCTGTACAACCTCACGTATGTCAGCAATCGGGGTTGCACTTCCGGCTGTCGCCCAAATTGTACTCACCGCTGTTTTGTTTCCACTCGGTATGCCAAAATCAACTGCAGTTTCTGTTATGATACCATTGTTGTTTGCAGAATTCAAAGAAATTGAACCATAAGACAATGCTTGCATAGCCAAATACTCAGTTCTAGCCATTACACCAGCGTACACAAAATCAACATCCCTAAAGATAATATCTAAGATTGCTAATTTATCAGCGTCACCCCTGGCTAGTGCCTTATAAGTATTGTAATCGTTAAAATCCCTGGCATCCATTTTCCTTTTTATTCCCATTCCTGGAATATCACCTTTCGCGTGCGTCACGACCCTTCGAGTCTTCAACGGTGCGCTTGCATCAAATTCAATAACATCTGCCATAACTGGCGCACCCGCTGTTCCTGATAGCGTTTCCCATGTCAACGTCAAAGTTGGTTTAAGTGGGAAAAACTGCTGCCAAAACATACGTTGCAATAAAAAATCTTTTTGCCTGTTCATGTAGGCTACAAGATTTACATTTTTAAGTTCTTTCAATAAACTTCTTTCCATGATATTTTTTTTTAAATATTAAACGAACCTGATTAATGGCAACGCATTTTTAATGTCAGCATCTACAAAGAACGGCATAAGGCTTTCCCTTACACGTCCCCGTACTAAAATTCCACACCCTTGATTTGCATAAGTGAAATCAACTAAATTTGTAGTAATTCCCACAGGTGGATATTTCTTCGCTATATCTGCGCCGTT